TTGTCTTGTAACAAGTTTGTCAATTCCACCATTTGTAACAGCATCTCTAACCATTTCATTAGGAACTTTAACACCTACATTGTCATATTCAAAGAATTTTTCAGCCATAACATAAGTTACATATTTAGTTGCAGGTACTACATAGTCATTAGCAGCAACATCATCTGGGTAAAAATCACTTGCTTTAACAGCACTTAATAAAATTTGTCCAGCAGTTGCAGAACTTGAAACAACTTTTAATGCACCAGTAGTAGAAGAAGTAGCTTCATCATAACCATTTAATATAGGCATATCATCATCTACAACAACTAATTTACCATTAAATGTTCCAATAGTTAAATCTCTTGTAATACCATCTTTATCAGTATATTTTAAGAATTGAAGTAAATTTAAGTTTTCTAAATTAGTTGCAGGTAGTGAGTGCATAAATGAAATTTTGAATTGTTTCTTTTTATCACCAACTGCTCTTTGTAAACCAGTATTCATACTAGTTGCAGTTAATTCATCTTCAACTTCGTAAGTATGTTTTGCCATAGCAGTAGCACTAGCACTATCAGTTGTAGCAAATATACCTTTTAAAATTGCTAATAAGTCTGCTTGGTCAACACCTTCATAATATTCTTTAACTTCAGCAGCCATACCTTCCATCCAATTAATACCAGTTAATTCAGTTGAAAAGTCTTTTTCTTGCCATCCTTTCATACGACCAATTATGATTTTACCTTGTTCAAAAGTATCTCTACTTGTAAATGAAACATTAGTAACACCATCATAATTTAATACATCACCATCAAGTAATCCTTTAATTGGTTCAGTAAAATAGTTTCCACCAACTTCATCACGAAGTCTAGCAGTCATGTTTGGTTTGTTATCAAATAAACCATTTTTAATTAAAGCATTTTCTTTTGTACTTTGAACTTTTTTCATGTATTTTTCAAATACATTTGAGTTCCAAGTCTTGCTATCAAATTTTGCCATAATTTATTCACACTCCTTTTCTATTTTATTATTATAAATTGGCAAATTCTTCTGGATGTTCTTGTTCAAATCTACTTTGTTCTTCTTCATTTAAACTTATAAATTTTTCCCAAGTCATTCCATCATTTGATGAATTGCTAGCATTAGGTTTTAAATCAGCAGTAGACAAACTTTCACGAGTTTGTTTTTCAACACTATCTTTTATGTTTTTAATATTTTCAACATAAATGTTAGCATTTGCTTCAGTTAATTCAACATTATCACTAACTAAAGAATTAATTAACTTTTCATCAGTAATACCAACACTTGCTAATATTTCAGTAGCTTTTGCTTTAGCATAAAGTTTTTTACTATCAGAAACATATTTTTCTGCTTCTTTTCTTGATGCTTCAATTTTTTCTTGCTCTGTCATATTATCACGATTAATTTTATCTAGTTGACTTTGAGCAGTATTTAATTCTGCTTGTGTTTTTGCTAAATCTGCTTGTGCTTTTGCTAAAGCAGTAGCATTTTCTTTAGCACTTCTTAATTCACTGTCTTTTTCGTGGAATTTATCAAGTATTGCTTTTACTTGTTCGTCTGTTGCTCCTTCCCCTAATATTTGCATAACTTCATCTCTTGTCATTCTTTCATCTCCTTTTAAATACAGTTATTTTTTAACGACTATAACCAAAGTCATAAGAGATAATTTATTGGCATAGGCTACTTGACTTGAACAAGTATCTGGGTTTTTGGAGAACCCAATGTTAACCAATTACACCAAGCCTATACTTTTTATATAATCGATGGCTTTATTTAGACCGTGCTTTTTTATATAATTGTTTATATAATTTCTTCCACGCCCAATGTATAAAGACCATTGACTAGCACTTTTTGTTACACCGTTTATTGTTATACAATTTGTAGTGTTTTTAAACCTAGAATTGTTAGATTTTGTTATCCATCTACAATTGCTTGGTTCATAATTTTTATTACTATCAATTCTATCTATTGTTAAATTGTTATTGTAGCCATTTTCTAAAGCCCATTTTTGAAATTGATAATAATTCATATACCACTCATCACATATCGTTATTCCTTTACCGCCATAATTTTTGTAATCTTTACTATTTGGATTATAACACCTATTTTTCATACCTTGATAAATTTTGTTTAATCTTTTTACTCGTAATTCATTGTTGAGTTTATAACTTTTTACAAAATAATGTTGGCAAGCTGTTGCTTTATGACTTTTGCGATTTAGTATGATTTGACCACAAATCTTGCATTGCATACGCCATAAATAGTGACCACTAGTATCTTTTTTGTTAGTTTTGTCTAACAAAACATAAATATTTTCTTCCATTTTTATTTCTCCTTTACAAAAATATTTGGAATTGGGTAATCTTTACTCGTAAAGGTTTCAAGAAACAACCGTCGTTGCTGTCCCCAATATTTTATTGTCCTTGATTTTCTAATTGTGACACTCTTTGAATATTATTATTTTGAGCATTTATTTCATTATTTGTATTCCCATTTACATTTTGTTGTAAATCAGCACCCTCTTCACCATATATTCTTTCTTGTTCAATAGTAACTGCATTAGGGTCTGGGAATAAATTAATAATACTATTTGCAAAATTTCTAGGAATTTTACATTGATATAAGTTTTGTAATGCTTGAGTTTTAACTAATAAGTTTTCACTCATATCAACTTGGAATTTAGGTTGAACAGCAGTTATCTTTAATTCCTTAATACCACTATTGTCGGTATCTTTGCATATTTTAATAATAATATTTAATGATTTTAAATCGGCATCACCAAATTTTGTTTCATCATTTTGTATTCTAATACCAGCACTTAAATATCCTTGGCCAGTTAATCTTGCTTTACCAGTATCACCAGTTTCAATGCTTCCATTATCACTTGCTTGTGGAACACCTAGTATTTGATGTAATGAATTTAATAATCTAGTGTAATATACTTGAGTATCACTAGCATTAAGTCTTTGTTGTAATAAGTCAACACTAGCTTTCTTTGTATCAGTTGAATTAATACAAGCAGCACCAAGTTGTTTAATCATCTCAAGACCTTTTTCATCAATCTTGGCATTTGTAAATATCATAATAGCATTTACAAATTGTTCCATATCGTCTTTATCTAAACTTTCAAGATAGTTAATATCATTAAATATATCTTTTCCTATCTCAATAAGAGATAATCTTAATCGATTTACATAATATTCAATAATTGAATGTTCTTTAATAACTTTAACTTGTGTTTGGTCTGGTTGAAATTCTAAATAACCATTTTTGTCATTAAATACAAATTTGTAGTTTTTTGTATAAACAGTATATTCATTATAATTTATTATTTCTTCTTTATTTTCACCAGTATTTTCATCAACAACAGTTATTGTGTCTTGCATACCGGTTTGTACAAATTCTAATAATTGTTCATTTCCTAATTTACTAGAATAAACTACTTCTGTTTCAGCAACATTACAATTAATAATTTCAAATGGAACTTCATTGTCATCTGTTAATTTATCTTTTGCAACATATCTAAATCCTCTACCAGCGACTAAAACATCTTCATATAAATCAATGTCTTTTGATTTTTTGCCTTCAAATCTAACATAATTGTTTAATTTATCTATTTCTTCATTATTTTTTCCATCTAAAGCAACATATTGTATTTCTTTTCCTAATAAAAATGATTTCTTAAAATCTATAAATGCAAACGCCCAATTTTCAACAGTCTTGTTGTTTATTTCAGGTCTAGTATGTTTTTCTTTTTCAACATATATATCTTGAATACCTTTATAATAATTTGTTAAATATATTGTTTGATATTTATTGCTTTCATGAATAGGAATAGCATTTGTTAATATTTCTTTAGCTTTAGCAGCTTGTTCTTCAACAGTTCCACTTAATAATTCTTGCTCTGTAAATTTGCTATAAATAGTAGTTCTTCCAAATGTTTGCATATATTATCTCTCCTATTAGTTTGCAACTTAACATAAAACTTTTATTTTGTCAAACAAAAATGGTAACGTTTGTTACCATTAAAAAGGACGATAAATAGGTATTACATCATTGGAAGCCAAGCTATTTTCAATAAATTCATCTACAAAGGAACATACTGCATCTGGTGCGTCATCATGATTGTTTCTTGCTCCACTACCACTATTATAAGAAGTAAAGTCATTCATGAATTTACCCATTTGTGTAACCATTGCATATAAGTTTTTAGCAGGAAAGTATATTTTCCTTTTAGCAATTCCTTTATTTCTTTCAATTCTTACACTTTTCTTTTCGGTAGAATAAACATTTTCTATCTCACACCAACTAATACCAATTTTCGCTAATCTTTTATCTAAT